TCAAGAAGCATTTGGCGACGAAGAAGAAGGCGACGACTAATTTGGTAGTGATGACGAAGAAGAAGGCGACGAAGAAGAAAGCGACGACGAATTTGGTAGTGATGACGAAGAAGAAAGCGATGACGAATTTGGTAGTGATGACGAATTTGGCAGTGATGACGAATTTGGTGATGAAGAAAGTGACGGCGATTTAGAAGACCGCGTTATGGATCTTGAAGATGCATTAGACGAATTAAAATCAGAATTTGAACAATTGTTAGCCGGTGAAGAAGACGAACCAGAACACGATGACATGTTTGGCGGCGATGATGAATTAGCTGGCGGCGACATGGGCATGGATGACATGGGCGGCGAAGAAGAAGATGAATTCCAAAGCATGTTTGAATATGTAAACAAAGTTGCATTACCTAAACACGGTGATAACGGCGTTAACACAAAAAGTATGTTTAACAAACCTAAATACAATGACATGGGCGGTGTAGCTCCTAAATTTGGTAAAACTGCGTCAGGCGAAGGTACCAAAGGCGGATTATTAAATCCATCTACACAAGACTTAACTGCAGGTTTAGGAAAAATCCACAACCGTAAAGACAGCAAAGCTGGAAAAACAGCGTTCAAAACAAGAGAACCTGGTCACGGTGCAGAATCAAAAGGTAAACGCGAATCAGCTCCAAACACTAAAAGTTTGATTCCAGGAAGAAAGTAATCTATGTTACATCTCCGAGAAAACCTTAGCTTCAACGAAGCACAAATGATCGTTGAATCTGACGACAAGGAAGGAAAGAACCTGTATATGAGCGGTATTTGTATACAAGGTGGCATCCGTAACGCAAATCAACGTGTGTATCCTGTGAGTGAGATTGGCAAGGCTGTTAAGACCCTCAACGATCAGATTCAAAATGGTTATTCTGTGCTCGGAGAAGTAGATCATCCAGATGATCTTAAAATTAATTTAGATAGAGTTTCACATATGATAACTAACATGTGGATGGAAGGACCAAATGGTTACGGTAAACTTAAAATTTTACCAACACCAATGGGACAACTTATTAAAACAATGTTAGAAAGCGGTGTAAAGCTTGGAGTCAGTTCACGTGGTTCTGGTAATGTTAGCGATAACGGATCAGGCGAAGTATCAGATTTTGAGATTATTACCGTTGATATGGTAGCTCAACCAAGTGCGCCCGGCGCATATCCTACACCGATCTATGAACACCTTATGAATTCAAAAGGCGGTCTTAGTTCAATCCGTTTAGCGGAAGAGGTAAGAGGTGATGCAAAAGCGCAAAAATACCTCAAAGAAAGTTTATTAAATATAATAAACGGACTCCAATAGTAAAGGAGAATCACATGTTGGAAGCACTAAAAACTTTATTTGAAAACAATGTGGTTTCGGAAGAGATCAAAGAGTCGATCACACAAGCATGGGATCAACGTATTGTTGAAAACCGTGAAATTGTTGCTCAACAACTACGCGAAGAATTTGCTCAAAAATATGAACACGACAAAAACACTATGGTTGAAGCAGTAGATCGTATGATCTCTGAACAGCTATCAAGTGAACTTGGCGAGTTTGTAGCAGATCGTAAACAACTAGCAGAAATGAAAGTTAAATTTGCTAGAAAAATGACTGAAAGTGCAAAAACGGTTAACACATTTGTTACACGTCAATTAGCACAAGAAGTTAAAGAACTGCATGAAGATCAAATGACAATGGCTAATAAATTTGGCACATTGGAACATTTCGTAGTTGAAGCTCTTGCTCAAGAAATTACAGAATTTTATAAAGACAAACAGGATTTAGCCGAATCAAAAGTTCGTTTAATTCGTGAAGGTCGTCAAGAAATCAAACAAGTAAAAAAACAATTTGTTCAACGCGCAGCTGCAATGGTCGAAAGTGTTGTAGGTCAGACGTTAAATGCTGAAATTACATCATTAAAAGAAGACATCGACTCTGCTCGCCGTGCTGATTTTGGCCGCAAATTATTTGAAGCGTTTGCTAGCGAGTATCAAACTAGCTACTTGAATGATAAATCAGAAACTGCAAAATTGCTCAAAGTCATAGACATGAAAGATTTAGCCATCAATGAAGCTGCATCTGCAGTTATCAAAGCTGAAAGAATATTAGAAAGCAAACAAGCAGAAATATTTGCGTTGAAAGAATCGCAAGAAAGAAAATCGGTTATGAATGATCTGTTAGCTCCGCTTAATGCAGAGCACCGTGAGATTATGAGCGAATTGATGACGAGTGTAAAAACTTCAAAACTTAATGAAAGTTTTGAAAAATATTTACCCGCAGTTGTTGCAGGTAGAGCACCACAAAAAAGACAGGCTCTTGTAGAAGCTAAAGAAATAACAGGAAATAAAATTTCCACAACCACTCGTAGCAGCGAAGATGAATCGAACATTATCGATATCCGCCGCCTTGCTGGACTATAAAGATTTAGGAGAATTTAAATGTCAGAATTACTTAATGGCCGTTGGGCAGAAACAAAGCAAGCACTTTTAGAAGGCTTGTCAGGCACAAAAAAATCAGTAATGGGAGTTACACTTGAAAATACACGTAAGTATTTGATGGAAAGTCCAACTGCTGGTGCTACATCTGCTGGCAATATATCAACTTTAAACCGCGTGATTTTACCAGTAATCCGTCGTGTAATGCCAACCGTTATTGCTAACGAATTGGTAGGTGTACAACCAATGACTGGTCCTGTTGGTCAAATCCACACATTGCGTGTTCGTTATGCTGATAATGGTCAAGACGTATTAGCAGGCGAAGAAGCATTGAGCCCATTCAAAATTGCAGAAGCTTATTCAGGTAACAACAGTTCTACAGCAAAAGCTGCTTCAACTGCAACACTTGAAGGACAAGCTGGCAAAAAAATGAGCATTCAAATCTTGAAACAAACTGTTGAAGCAAAAACTCGTAAATTATCAGCTCGTTGGACTTTTGAAGCTGCACAAGATGCGCAAGCACAACAAGGTATTGACGTTGAAGCAGAAATTATGGCTGCATTAGCTCAAGAAATTACTGCTGAGATTGATCAAGAAATCATCGCTTCATTATTAACATTAGCTGGTTCAGACGTTGAAACATACAACCAAGCTGCAGTATCAGGTACAGCTACTTTCGTAGGTGACGAACACGCTGCATTGGCTGTTCAAATCAACCGTGTAAGTAACTTAATTGCACAACGTACACGTCGTGGCGCTGGCAACTATGCTGTTGTATCTCCATTTGCTTTAACAATTTTACAATCAGCTACTACTTCAGCTTTTGCTCGTACTACTGAAGGTACTTTTGAAGCTCCTACTAACACTAAATTTGTTGGTACATTAAACAATTCATTGAAAGTATATGTTAACAGTTATGCAACTGATAACACATCTATCTTAATTGGTTACAAAGGTGGTTCAGAATCAGACGCTCCTGCGTTTTATTGCCCTTACATTCCTTTGATGTCTTCAGGTGTTGTTTTAGATCCATCAACATTTGAACCAGTTGTATCGTTCATGACACGTTATGGTTATGTTGAACTTTCTAACACTGCGTCATCTTTGGGTAACGCTGCTGACTATTTAGGTCGTGTTGGTATTTCTAACGCTAACGTAAGATTTAGCTAATTTAAACTTAGGTTTAATTATATTAAAAAGGCTCTTTGGAGCCTTTTTTTATGATAAATACATCATGACAACACAATTCTATACACCTACCACAATTCAAGAAGTTACACCTACAGACGATTATTTGATGCAACCTATTATAGGATGGAATCACAATGGCGCAATATCTGATAACAACTATGCTGTTAGCAAGCAACCGCTTTATACTATTAGTGGGTTGTGGATGGAGAAATATCTCAGTCATACTAGCGAGCTATGGTGTACTGGACTTAATATTCCAGACAATGGCCAACAAGTAGTAGGAATAGAATTTTCATTATTAATGCATAGATTTTCTAGAATTGAAGATTTGCGCTTACAATTAATACTAAACGGTGAAGCAATAGGCGATAACATGGCAAGCCCAGTTGATCCTGTACAAAGTAACATGTACACAGGTGATAATAGTCCATTACTTCCTATAATAGGCGACTCAAATGTTTATGGTGGGCTTAATAACTTGTGGGGAACTACTAATTTAACTAGTGCAGATGTTGCAGATCCATCATTTGGAATTATAATTAGTTTTCGCAGTAATCAAGTATATCCACATCGCGATATAGCGCAGATAAATCAGATCGCGTTAGGTATCACCTACGGATAAATACTTAGTCATTCAAGTGCTGCAATTGCAGACTTATGCAGTACCCACTGCGTATGGCTTAAAACGTCAAAGGAGAAAAACAATGGGACGTCCATTAAATAAAAAATATTTTGGTAACCGCAACGTCGGTTCAGCATCGACTACTGCAGATGACGGCATCGGCGGTAAAAGCGTAGCAAGTATTCCAGTAACTACTGCTAGTGCATACACTACTCGTCCGTTAGTAACATTAACCGGTGCACCTAATTTACTTAGCGGTGTAGCTGCAACTGCAACTATTACTTCAGAAGCAGCTACTGGTGCAACTACTACTCCGGGTACAGGTTATACTGTTGGCGACACTCTTACATTATCAACTGCAGGCGGAACAGCTGTTGCAGTTGTAGCTAGCATCACTGGCGGTGGCGCAACTGGCCCAATTGGCGTAGTTAACTTTACAGGTACAGGCGCAAGTCGTGGTAGTTTTGAAGCATTACCTGGTGTTAAAGTTGCTGCAGTTGGCGGAACTGGCACAGGCGCTGAAATTACTATTACTTTCCAAGCTAAATCAGTAAAAGTATTACCTGGTTCAGGTTACACAACTACAACTCCAACTGCAGCAGCAACACAATCTGTTGTATTAGGAACAGTGGTAATGACTACTGCAGTTGCAAATACTGCTACTGTAGGCTCAGGGTTTAATCCAGAACCTGCTATCATTGCATCTGCATATACTGGTTCAAGTAGTAAACAAGCTGATATTATTAAACAAGTTTCAACTTATCGTTATAAAGTAAAAACATCTGATGGTACAGTTATTGCAAAATTAGTAACAGTTGCAGCAGCTGCTCCCGGGTCTGATGGTATTAATCAAATGACAATTACAGCAACCGATAGTGGTGGATTTACATACTACGTTCAAAAACTAACTTCACGTAAAGCAGCTATTGTTCCTTACGGTATTGGTACTCATCAGTTTCCGCTTAATTCAGACAACACCGCAAAACGTGTACAATGGACATTAGGCACTGCAGTAGCAAACACATCAGTAAAATTAGAAAACGGTTAATTAAAACAATGCGAAGGGGTCGCAAGACCCCTTCTTGAGGAATATAAATGTCAAGAATATTAAAAGTTAGCCAGGGAGATTATATAGTTCAAACATCTGGTGAAATTAAATTATCACCAGGTTCTACAGTAACTATTAACGGTAACCTTACAGTTACAGGTACGACTACTTCTGTTTCAACTGACAATACTACACTTAAAGATAACATAATTGTTTTAAATAGCGGTGAAACAGGAAGCAGCATATCTCTAGGTTCATCAGGTATTCAAATTGATCGCGGAAAATTGTTAACTAACCCTATTGCAGCTCGTATACTATTTGATGAAACAATAAAACACACGCCGTATGGAGACGCCAATGTTGGATCTTTTGTTTTAGATACTGCAATTGAAACAACTCCTGGTACGTGGGCACGGACATTAAGTAATTTACAAGTAAATGCAATTGAACTTAATACAGTTGCAACAAACGGCAGCGGGATAACATTTAATTTAAAAGATACTAGCACAGTATTATCAATTGAAGTTGATGCAGATTCAACACCGTATCACGAAAGACTGTCATCACCTAATCAAATTCCTAATGTTAATTTTGTTACTGAATATGTATCAGCAAGTCTCTTATCAGCTAATCAAATTTCAACAACTAACACTAATAATGATATATTGTCACAAGTATTGTCAACTAGTGAGTCAATTGAATTTTACATAGCCGAAACAAAAGTTGGTCAATTTAAATCAACCGGATTACAGGTTGACGCAATTGTAAATTTAACTACAACAACTGCTGGTACAATTGATAACATGTCAATTGGTGCAACTACTCCAAGTACCGGTAAATTTACGTCTTTAGAATCAACAGATCATGTTACACTTACTGCATCTAATTCAAATATTATTGCTATCACATCCGGTTCTCTTGGTTCAATTAACAACATGTCAATTGGTGCAACTACTCCAAGTACCGGTAAGTTTACTAATGTAGAAGTAACAACAGATATAAAAATTCCATCAGGAACTACAGCTACACGCCCGGTAGTTACGAGCGGCACTACACCGGCTGGTAATCTACGATACAACACAGATATCAGATCTTTTGAAGGATGGAATGGAGCAATATGGGGAGCAGTCGGCGGTGGGTTGCAATCAACACCTGGCATTATTATTGAAAACTTTACAGCATTATCAAACAACTTAGTTAGAGCAGATTCGTCAAATGGGTCGTTTACTATTACACTACCAGATGCACCAAATGACGGCGATGTTGTAGGTGTTATTGACGTTTCAAATTCGTTTGGAACAGCTGGTAAAGAAGTTTATGTTGTTCCTGGAGCAATTGGCAGTATTGAAGGAACTAGCTCTGTAATATTAGATTTAGATAGCACGTTTGTAACATTTGTTTACATTAGTAGCGGAACAAACTGGAAACTTGAACAAACTCCTGCAGGTCCAACCAGCGGCTCAGTAGGTTTAACAAATTTTAATAGCCGAGTAATATCTCGAGCTACAACTACTAGTGCAGCAGCAACTCCGTTAACATTTGACGGAGGATTACCGACTGCTAATAATCAACTAGTACTACCAAATAACAGCACTTTTACTTTTTCTATATTAGTCACTGCAAGACGAACAGATCAAATCGGTGAGTCAGCAGGCTATAAACTTGAAGGAGTAATTTCGCGAAATAGTCTCGCTGGAACTACTGTATTAATTGGAACACCTATTAAAACAGTGTTAGGCGAAACTACTGCTGCATGGGATTGTAATGTCTCGGCAGATCTAAGTAATGGCGGGTTAGCAATAATTGCAATCGGCGAACTGAACAAAACAATTAAATGGGTCTCAGTATGTAATACTGCAGAAGTCCTATTTTAATTTTAAAATAAAACCGTATATCAACAAGGAATTTTAAATGTCAATAAATCTTTCAAGCATTCTAAAAGGAGGAACACTACCAGTTATCCACGGTGGTACTGGAGTAACTGTTTCAACAGGTTCTGGAAGTCTTGTGCTATCAACAAGTCCTTCATTAGTTACTCCTGATTTAGGAATTGCGACTGCTACTTCTGTTAATAAAGTTGTATTCACAACTCCGTCCTCTGATGCAACTTTGACATTAGCCGGCGGAAAAACATTAACAGTTAATAACACACTAACGTTTAACGGTACAGATAGTTCAGCAGTAAATTTTAGCGCAGGCGGCACAATAATTTATGCTGCAGATAAACTTTCTGCATTTACTTCTTCATCTTCATCAGAAGATTTAGCAGGTATTATTAATGATGAAACTGGTTACATAACAGGTGCAAAATTAATGTTTAGCACTAGCCCGCAAGTAACTACATCATTAACAACTGATTCGGTAAGTTTTGATTTGATTAATACTACTGCAAGTACTGTAAATTTTGCAAAAGCTGCAACTGCACTTAGCATAGGCGCATCGACTGGAACTACAACTGTTAATAATGATTTACAAGTTGCTGGAAACATTTACTTTAACGGAACTGCTAGTCAACTTAGCTCAACAACTATTGAAGTTGCCGATACGTTATTAATGTTAGCTAAAAGTAACCCAGCAGACTTAGTTGATATTGGTGTATACGGGTCATATGTTTCTTCAATTACTAACAATGTAGCATACACTGGCTTAATAAGAGATGCAAACGATAATGGCACATGGAAGTTGTTTAGTAGTCTTACTGAGAACCCAACTACTACTGCAGATTTTAATACTGCAGTTTATGATAACTTAAAAATAGCTGCATTAACTGCAACTACTGGTAACTTTTCAGGACAAATAACATCAACACTTGCAACAGGTACTGCACCATTTTCAGTTGTGTCAACTACTCCAGTTACAAATTTAAGTATTGGTGGTAACGCTGCTACTGTTACAACCAACGCAGATATGACAGGGCCAATTACAGGAACTGGTAATGTTACCTCTATTACAAGTCAAACTGGTACAGGTACTAAATTTGTTGTTGACACTAGTCCAACGTTAATTACTCCTGTATTAGGAGCAGCAACTGCAACGTCTATAAACGGTTTAACAATATCAAATTCAACTGGTACATTAACTGTTGCAAATTCTAAAACATTAACTGCAAGTAACACACTGACATTTACAGGCACTGATACATCAACTGTTGCATTTGGTGCAGGCGGTACTGTTGTATACACGAGCAATGACTTATCTGTATTTTCAACTACTACATCTGCTCAATTAGCAGGTATTATTTCAGACGAAACTGGCACAGGGGGATTAGTATTTGCAAATACTCCAACATTAATTACACCAGAAATTGGTGCTGCAACTGGTACATCTGTTGTATTAACTAGCGATTCAACAATTAACGGATTAACAGTTGGTAAAGGTGCAAGCAATATTGTAACCAACACTGCAGTTGGTTATCAAACACTGTTAACTAACACATCAGGAGAACACAATTCTGCATTTGGCTACCAATCACTTACACTAGCAACCATTGCAGCAAACAATACTGCAATTGGCGATTCATCAATGGCATTAACAGTTAACGGTGGAGACAATGTTGCAATTGGTTTTAAATCATTATTAAGCAATACTTCAGGTGCTCAAAATGTTGCAATAGGGGCATTTGCAGGTTACAATCTTGGTACTAATGCAAATACTACAGGGACTAACAACACATATATTGGATATCGTACAATTGGATCAGCTGCTGCGAATACAAACGAATTAGTAATTGGTGCAAATGCAGTTGGCTTAGGTTCTAACAATACTGTACTTGGTAACACTAACACAACTAACACAACAATTTACGGTGCGCTTTCAATACCCAATACTACTGCATCATCAAGTTCTATTACAGGTGCATTAACAGTTGCCGGCGGATTAGGAGTTGCCGGAGACATTTATGTTGGCGGAAATCTAACGGTAGACGGCTTAGTTACTACTATTAATTCTACTACGATCACAGTTGATGATAAAAATATTGAATTAGGATCAACAGCAACACCAACTGACGTAACAGCAGACGGCGGCGGTATTACATTAAAAGGGTTAACTGATAAAACATTTACGTGGAATGCGGCATCTAATAGTTGGGTAAGTAACGTTGGCATTAAAGCAGACAGTATTCAAAATACACCAATTGGTTCAATTACTCCTAGTACAGGCGAGTTTACTAGTGTTACTGTTGAAGATGCAGGAAATTTAATATTTAAAGAATCTGCAATTAACGGCGTAAATTATATTACTATTAAATCACCAAACAGCGTTGCAGCTGATTATGTGTTAACATTACCGACGTCTCAAGGCGCCAGCGGGCAAATATTAACCAATGACGGCACGGGACAATTAGAATTTACTGATGCTGATGCGTTTGGCGGCAACAGAATCTACGCATCATCAATAAAAGGTGACGATAATAACGACGGTATTTCTGCTCCAGTTAGAACAATTAAACGTGCATTGCAGATTGCATCAGGATATGTATATAACTCGATAGGTGCAGTAACAGGAGATCGTGTTGTAGTATCAGTGTCAACAGGATCTTATGTAGAAGACAATCCAATTATTATTCCTGATAACGTTAGTGTAATAGGTGATGCATTAAGAGCATGTTTAATTAGACCTGCAAACGCAAATAAAGACATGTTTAGATTGCGTAATGGCGGTTACTTTGCAGAATTTACATTTAGAGACAATATAACAGCGTTAGGGGGTGCATCGTTTACATGGGCATACGCTTTTGCATTTGATGATGTATTTGATACTGGATGTAGTCGTGTAGGATATACTAACTTACCAAGTATTAAACCTATCATGACATTGTCACCATACATTCAAAATTGTTCTATTATTAGTTTCTTAGGCGGTAATGGTGCATACGTAGACGGGAGTAAAGTTTCTGATCCTAACGTACCAACTAGCTTATTAGAAGTAGAAATTAACCCAACAGGTGCAGTTCCAGTACAATGCAAATCAATGATCGCTAACGCGTTTACTATGGTTACATTTGGTGGTACTGGCTGGCGTGTAGTAAATGAAGCATATGTTCAGTTAGTATCATGTTTCCAATTATTTGCATTAAACGGTGTTTATACACAAAGCGGCGGCTATGCATCTATTACAAACTCTGCAACTAACTTTGGTAAGTACGCACTTCGCTCTTCTGGATTTTCGCCAACTGCGTATACCTATGATAGAGGTTTTGTTGCAGCAGTTGGTTCTTCAGGTAGTGTTCAAAATATTACAGCAATTGGGTTTACAAGACCAAACGGTCCTGTTGAACAGTATGTTATTAGAATTTATGATAACAATGCATTCACATATAACGTAGCAATATGCCAACGTGATGTTGGGTTTATTATTGATGCAATTAGTTATGATATGATGTTTGGATCTAACTTTAGATCGATTAGTGCTGCAAAAACTTACTATTCTGCACAAGCATCAACTGTAATTGGATTACAAAAAACTGCAACAATAGCGGCATTTACGTACTTACGAGATTACGTTGCTAATGCAGTTAACGGTGACCCAACTGCAGGTACATCTGTTATTACTAATATGAATATTATTAATAATATTATCGATACTGGATTAAGCAGTATTCCTGCATACGTGTTACCTATTCCTCCTAATCGTGCTGCAGGATATTTAGATGCTGCAAGATTGTTTTATGCTAATAAATCATTTATCCAAGACGAAGTTGTTGCATTTTTAAATACAAATTATAATACATTATGGAATACAACTTTAAACTCAACACAACGCTCACAATGTACTCGTGACATAGGATATGTAGTTGATGCAATAAACTACGATTTAACGTATGGCGGTAACTTAGAAACTGCAGTATCTGCTCGTATGATGGAAAATCAACTAACTGGCGTACTAGTTGAACCACCAAGTGAAACTGCTGCTATTACTGATGTATATTCTAGACTATACAGCATTGCTGAATACATAGTAACAAATTCAACATCATGGATTAAATCAACCGGTAACGTAGCAACGCAGTACATTAGTGGTACTGCTGCAACACTTGATGCAATTAATGCCACAAAAGCACGTTTAGAAGAAATGAGAGTAATGGTAAGTACTGGAGTTGAACCAACAGTATTGTATCCAGATACAACATGGGTTTCAAATGCAAATTTAGTTACTCAGTATTCTATTTTACAAACTAATAAAGATGCAATTAAAGGTTTTGTTACTGATTATATATCAACACAATATGGTGCAACTGATAAAACATCAGAATATAAAATGCA